AGATCGCCGACCATTTCGGCATCACCCTTGCCGAGCTGGACGGTGACGATCTTCCCGTCCTGCCGGAAAAAGGCGCAAAAAAAAGCGCCCCCGATCCGAAGACCAAGGGCGTGAAAAAAGCCCACGCCACAGAGGGCGAGGACTATACAGATTTGCAGAAGGCTGCTATTCAGTTTGTGTTGTCATTGCCGCCGGAAAAGCTGGAGCGGTTTATAAAAATGGGCCGCGCTGCTTTTGAGGAAGAACAATGAAAGAAATCATCATTTCACTCGGCTGTGCTGCTATTTCCGGCATTGTCGCATGGATCGTTGCAAAACAGGCGGCAAAAGCCGAAATCAAAAAGCTGCAAACAATATGGGCGCACGAAAAGGAAACGGCCTGCGATGCCGATTTTGACAAAATGGTATCTGCCGTTTCCCTTTACGCAAAATACCCGTCTCCGAATGATTTCCATGCCGCGACCGATGCCGTCGCCGTTTATCGGGCAAAGGCAACCGAGGAAATGGCGGTCGAGGTCGACAAACTCAGCGAATTGATAGAGCGGTTCAAACCAAATTGCGACGCGATCTTGAAGCAGTTAAATGCCGTGATCGAGTGCAAGCGGAAAGCCAACGGTTAAAATGCGGCCTTTCCGGCTTCGCCCTCTTTCCAAAACAGTTCAAGTTCCCCGGTAAACAGGTTTCGCGCCATTCGGTAAAGCTCGGTCATTGCGGTCTCGTGATCCATGCCGTCGCATTCCAGGCCGATTTCATACTCGGCGCCTTTTTCTTTACTGATCGCCCAAATTTTCATTTTAGAGCCTCCATGATTTTTTGAAGTTGTTCGTCAGATAGCTTTTGTATCAGGTCAAAGGCTTCTGCCAGCATTTCTTGATACTTTATTGTATCACATTTCGCGTCATTACACAACATCTTGCGTCCCTCCGTTTAGCTCTAAGGCTATTTTTTGCTCCTCCTCAACGAGGATGCGCTCAATCAGCGCGAGCATTTCGTCTTTCTGCTTCGGCGTTAGGAGCAGATAAAGCGCCACCGCCGCTTGCACCTGTGCGTCCACGCTTCGACCTCCTTTTCGGTATTCATACCTATTTCCACAACAGGCGTTTGCTGCACGGCGCTGTGCAACAATTAAGAAATATTGTGGAGCGGCGCGCAGCCGCAGGATCACTTTTTATTTTACTATATGTCGATTCTTGCACTTTGTGCAGTCGAAAATATAAAACCAAAAGGTGGTGCACCAAATGGCGAAGAGCAAAATCCCCGGCCTATCCTTTAGTTGGAAGCGTGCACTCGGAATCACGAAGACGAAAAGAAAAATTTCAAAAGCAACTGGGATCCAAACGACCAAAGCAGGGCGGCAAAGAAAACTTGGCAAGCTCCTTGGTATGAAGTAAGGTTAGCCCTCGCCGCCTCTGCAACAACGGCGAGGGCTTTTTGCAGCCGGCGGGGAGCGGTCGCCGCCGGCTGTCTTTACCGTAGCCCACTTTGGCTTGGTAATTCAATGCCGAAGCCTTGCAATAAAACAGCGCTCGACATGGCTCGACAAGCCCTCATCTTGCGACTTTGCGGCGCGAAAATCGAAGAAATTAAGGTGGCATAAATGAACATTCAAGAAGTGTGTAGAATCCGTAAAGAAGATTTGAAACTGACCTATCAAGACATTTCCGACGTTTCCGGCGTACCGCTGTCCACCGTGCAGAACTTCTTTTCCAAATTCTCGAAAGCTCCGTCGATCTACACCGTCGCGCCGATCTGCAAAGCGCTTGGTATATCGCTTGATGAAGCGTTCGGAATTTCCGAACACTTGACGCCGACCGAGGAAACTTTGCAAGTGCGAAATGATGAGCTGGAACGCCATGTTGACGCAAAGGCCGATACCATTGAGATCATGCGGCGCGGCGTGCATATCCGAAACGGCGTGATTGCTATAATGTTTGTCATTATCGTTCTGCTGGCTGCATGGTGCTTGTACGTTGATTGGAGAGGGATTTGATGCGAGCGGCATTGTATATCCGCGTGTCCAGCGAGGAGCAGGCGCGGCATGGCCTGTCATTACAAGAGCAGCGGGACACGCTGACAAGATATGCCAAAGCGAATAAAATGACCGTGGCAGGCATATACGAGGACGCAGGAATTTCCGCGAGAAAACCGTACAAAAAGCGCCACGCGCTCCTGCGGCTGCTGGACGATTGCAAGGCGGGGAAGGTCGACACGATTTTGTTTATCAAGCTTGACCGATGGTTCCGCAATGTCGCCGGGTACTACGACGTGCAGACGCGGCTTGACCAGTACGGCGTGACATGGCAGGCGACGGAAGAGGACTACGAGACGCGTACCGCGTCGGGGCGCTTGAAGGTCAATATCATGCTGTCTGTCGCGCAGGACGAGGCCGACCGCACAAGCGAGCGAATCAAATTTATCAACGACGGCAAGCGTGCAAAAGGCCAACCGGCAGGGTCTAAAGCGCCTTTAGGGTATATCATCAAGGACAGGCAATACCAGATTGATAACGATACGGCAGATGCTGCGCGAGATATGTTTGCGGCGTATGTCAGACTACAAAGCGTACTGGGCGTAAAAAAGTATATGATTGAGACGTGGGGCATTGACAGGGCGTATACCAAATATGTAAACTATTTTCGGAACCGGCTTTATATCGGCGAGGTGTACGGCATCGAGAACGCTTGCCCCGCCCTAATAAGCAAGCAGGATTTTGACATTGTAAATGATATTCTGCGCCAGCGGTCGCAGCGCTGCGCAGGCGTTGAAACAGATCGCGTTTATCTGTTCTCCGGCTTGTTGCATTGCAAAGAGTGTGGGAAAACGATGCAGTCGGAAACGGCAAAGCAGATTTATACCTACTACCGATGCCGGACGCGAATGCTTGACAACTCCGCGTGCCAGCATAAAAAGAGGATCCGCGAAGACGCGCTGGAAGATTATTTATTGCATGAGCTTGAGGGGATTGCCGAGCGAAACAATCGCTATTACAAAAAGGCAGAAAAAAAGCCCACGCAAAGCGCGGACGCGATACGCAAGAAAATGGGTAAGTTGAAAACGCTTTATCTTAACGACTTGATCGAGTTGGACGAATACAAGAAAGAGTACACCACATTAAAGAAATCCATTGAAGCGGTAGAGGAAAAGCCGAAGACAAACCTTGACGCGCTCCGAAATGGACTTGCTGAATATGACACTTATTCCCGGGAAGAGAAAAAGGAATTCTGGACGCGCTTTATCCGGAGAATTGACGCAGATGACGACGGCGCGTTTTTTGTAACGCCTCGTTAGGCATATTTGACCTTGGTGTTCCCAAAGGTAAATTATGCCCAAAAGGACACCCCCGCCTTACGACGGGGGTGTTCTCATTTTTCGAGCTTCCGCATCACGCTGTTGTACACGCGCTCGTTGACAATTTTAAGGCTGTCCATCAGCTCGTCCATGACCTCCCACGCTCTTGCTGGAGCCATGTCGGAGACGGTCTGCAAAAATTCGCTGTCGCCGTAGCTGCCTACCGTTTCAGACGCATAGGCTTTGATCGGCGCCGGAGCTGCCGAATACAGCATCGGCCTTTCCGGTTCTTTTGGCGCGTTTTGATTTTGGATGATGTACAGCGCCGCCAGCTTTTGATAATTGGGCCAGCTCGATTCCTCCGTCTCAAGCCGCGATATCCACAGATTGACCTCGTTTTCGTCGATCAAGGGGACGCACCCCCTTTATTCCTCCATCAGGCTCGCGGCACGACGCAGCGCTTCCTTTACGCGGTCGTCGTCCGTCTCGCGCATCATGTCGTTGATTTGCTCGCGCAGGTGCTCCATGCTGTCGGCGCGGCTGTAGTGCCCGCGGACGTAATGCGTGCCGCGGCGAGCATAGGAGCTGCCCCTGCCGTAAGTGCCGCGCATATCGGCCTGCCAGTCGCCGCCGCGAGAATACTCACCGTCGCGGGAATAATCGCCATCGCGGGAATAGCGACGCGAATAGTCTCCGTCGCGAGAGTAACCGTCGTCCTCCATCATCTCGATCTTGTCGATGTTCTTGATGGTGTCGGTCAGCTTGTGCGCGATCTCAAGGTCGCCCGCGCCCAGGTCGCCCTTACGCGCCAGCTCGTCGAGTTCGTCGCACAGCATATTGCGAAGCTCGTACATTGCTTTCTTACTCATGTCCATTCTCCTTTCACGCGATTCTCTCAACCGTCAGGTTCGAGTTGGCGAAGTTGACGGCCTGAGTGCTGGTGTTTTCCATTGCGACCGTCAGGCAGCAGCCTTTCGGGACGCAGACCTGTGCGGAAACATAAATGTTAAAGTAGTTTCCTACCGCCGCAGGCGTGACGGTAGCTGTTGCGCTGGTCAGCGGCTCTCCGTTGATGGCAAGCGCCGCCGTGATGGCCTCAACCGTGCCTCCGGTGGGAATAGCGATGTTGCCGCCATAGGAGACCCGAAACAGAGCGCGGTTTTGATTGGTGATGCCGCGCAGCGTGATCTGTCCGCTTCCTTCTCTATGCACGATACAGGGCTTGCTATTGACCGCCGTTTCGGTCAGGGGAACGTTCTGGCCTGCGGCTACGCTCACAATATTCGCGTTTGTGTACTCTGCCAAAATAATCAGTCCTTTCTAAAGGGGTCGAAATCGACCCTGTTAAAATACAGCGGCGAGGCAATAGCCCCGCCGCGTTGTTGTCAGTATCGGCACGGGGCCGACCATTTTGTTGACGTCAACAAAATCGCCAACAAAAAGCTATGCTATGCAGTTGTCAGCAGCCGCAACAGGCAAACTGGTTGCAGCAATAGGGGTTCTGCACCGTGTAGGCCGGAATGGGAGAGGGGCGCAGTTGCGAGACCAGATAGCTGTTCTGCGCCGCCTGACTTGCCGCCAGCTTCAAACCCTGGTTCTCGGCCTGGAGGTCAGAGAGCTTGCTCTGCGTCAGGAAGTCGAGGATGGCGCGGCTGTTCTGGTTGTTCGCGTCAATGATGTCGCGCGTGGCGTTCTGCACGGTGTTGCGCGTGTCGCACGCCTGCGCCGCCATGTCGTAGCGCACCTGGGCGATAGCTGCACGGTTTTCGCAGCAACAATTAGCGGCCTGCATCTGCATGGCGTTGAGCTGCTGCATGAGCGCCGCCTGCTGGTTGCTGCGGGAAAGCTCGGCCTGTGCAAAGCCGTTTGCCATCGCCATGTTGGTGCCGTTGACAAGCTGCGCCTGCTGGTAAAACCCGTCGCAAAGGCCCTGATTTACACTGTCGATCTTGCGCTCGACATTGGCAAAATCAGAGGTCAGCACATAGCCGTCGACCACGCCGCCGCCGTTGCCGTTACCGCCCCAGCCGTTGCCGCCCCAGCCAAAGACAGCAAAAATGAGGAAGAGAATAATGAGCCATGCGCCGTCACCTCCCCAGCCGAAGCCGCCGCTATTGCCGCCGTTTGCGGGAGCGACAGGCATCGTCATCATGGGAGTACCATCGGAAAGAGACATATAAATCTCTCCTTTCTGAAAATTATTTTATTATACAAATCTGCGCAGATATTGTATTTTGCAAATAGTTGTGATACAATTGAAATAAACAAATCCACCATGTGAAGGAGGGGCGTTTGTATGTGGCTACCTATATATGGATATGAGGGGATTTATGAAATAAGCGATTTTGGAGAAGTAAAAAGCCTAAATTACAACCATACCGGAAAAGAAAAGATTTTGGCAAAGAAGCGCCATCGATCAGGATATGACACCGTTGTGCTCTGCAAAAACGCAGAAAAGAAAAATAAGTCTATACATATTCTTGTCGCACAAGCGTTTGTAGATAACCCGCAACGAAAACCGCAAGTAAACCACAAAGATGGAAACAAGCACAACAATTGTGCAGAAAATCTTGAATGGGTTACTGCGTCGGAAAACATCAAGCACAGTTTTGATGTTCTCGGGAAGCAGCCAATTAACAAGGGTAGACTTGGGAAATCCCATTATGCTGCAAAACCAATATATCAATATTCCTTGGATGGAACTCTCGTTAAGGCATGGGATTGCGTTTCGGACGCTGCCCGCGAAATTGGTTGTAAGCCTTGCCAAATCCTAAATAATGTAAAAGGCAGGAATAGAACTTGTCATGGCTATATGTGGAGGTACGAAAAGTACAACAGCATAGGCACCGAGCCGGTAACCAGTCGGAAAACGCACAAAAAAACAGGCTTATAGCAATTGACTACCCCAAAAGCTGCTTGAACTGCTTTGCCATCTGCTGAAGCTGGTTTAACTGCGCCTGCGAGAGTTTGCCGCTCTGCAAGAGCTTTTCGACCTCGGCTTTGGGGTCGCCCTTGAAATTTTCTTTGAACTGGTTGAACTGCTGCACCATCTGTGCAAAATTGCCCATCGGCATCTGCCCGCCGCCCAGCGCGGCCATAAACGGATTATTCATCGTCTTCGTCCTCATCAACCTTGCGTTTCTTTTTGCCCTTTATTTCGCCCACAAGCGCCGCCAGCGCGTCAAACTCTTTACGGGTGACGAATTCCACACCCTTTTCCTGCGGAGCTATACGGGGCGTTTCTGCGCGTTCTACGAGGTCGTAAATCTTGAGCGTCGGCTTGCCGCTTGCGTCGGACTGCTTGAGGTATACCGTCGGCGCAGAGCTATCCCACAGCGCCACGGCAGAGTTGGGCGCGATCAGGTAGCCTCTCGCCTCCTGCTCGCTGCTCACCCACTGCACACCGCCGGTCGCAACAGGATTCTGCGGCACGGGAGGCGGAGCAGGCTGCATCATCTGCTGCTGCCGCATCTGCATAAGGTTGTCCGGCATCGGCTGTGGATAATAAGGGTTTTGATAGTACGGGTTAAAAGCCATGTCATTCGGTCTCCTTTACCCAAAAATAGAGCACAGTCTCATTGCTGCTGTCCCACGAATCAAAGATCGTCCCGTCCTGCACGCACACCACATGGCCGGACAGGGCTAAAATGTATGTGCCTGCCGGATGCTCGTCCGCAAACTGCCCGACGGTATAGCACAGCGGACAGGTGTCCGGCACGATGTAGCGCCGATAACCGAGAGAGTGCAGATACGCGCCCCAGGTCGCATTGGCCGACGGCATATCACCGTCCAAGTAGCCTTGTATGGCGAGCGCGAGATACGTTTCACCCCAGTCTTTCCCGGTCGCTTTGGAGATCGCCCGGACGGTGCAGTCGCCCACGTTCTTACCATAAGGCGACGGATTATAATAGCTATACATGCAGCAGCTCCGCGAAATAAACATAGGTGCGCAGCTCGTCCGGCTCGGGGAACAGCACCAAAATATCCCTCGCCATCTGCTCGGTGAATCCCAATGCCAAAAGCCGTTCGTACATACAGCGCACCTCCTTTTCTGCCCCTATGGTACAAGAAAACCCCTTTCCCAAAGTGCCGGAAAAGGGGATGAAAAGTGTACGGCGAAATTTGTCGAACGATTGCGCTTGCAGATTCTGACGGAATATGCTATTTTGTCACGACGTGCTCCATGCGTCATTCATACCCCCCCATAAAGGAAAAGAGCCTCACCGTTTGGTGAAGCTCTTTTCCTATTCAAAGACTTCCGATGCGATTTTGCGGTACGCCTTTCGGCGATACTTTTTGACCGTATCCGGCGACAGGTTCATTTCAAATGCCACCTGTACGCAGGAGCGGCCCCGCACGTCGCACTCGACGAGGCACGCCATTTCGTCGGGTGGAAGCTCAAAAGACCGAATGTATGCCACGGCCCGCCGCGGGGCCATAGAGGATAATTTTGCCCGGATCGCTCGGTGCTGCTTGTCCATGCTGTGCGCCGGGGCTTGCAGAGCGCTCACGCGAGGGGAGGCATGCCTCCCGCCCGTTTTCCTTTCGTTAATTTAGAATTTTTCCGAGGTATGCGTAAACATATTCTCCCCATGCCTTCTGCGTCGCGGAGCCGAATGAACCGTCCACGTCCAGCTCGTACCCGCAGACATTGAGAAATTCCTGCAATTTCTTGACTTCCGCGCCCTTGTCGCCGCGTGTGAGCACGGTCTTGTCCGCGGGGTATTTCGGCACGCCGAAGCCACGAATATACCGCCCGTTGATTTCCAACGTCCGATAGCCGCACTCGTGAGCTTTACCCTTGTTGCCCTCGAACACCGTGAAGCTCTGATCGTCACAGGCGGTCACGATGCCCGTGTGGTTGGGCGCGCCCGTGCAGTCCGTGAGGGCGTAGTCCTTGCGGTCGTTCCAATGGTAGAAGACCTGTTCGCCGATTTTGGGAACGTGCGCGTCGTCCTCAATCCATTGGCCGCGCGCCTGATACCACCGCATCTGCTCGCCGCAGCTGCACTCGACGGGAATGACCTCCGTCAGGCCGCAGAGGATCGCAGCCGCGGACACCATCGCCGCGCAGTAGTCGTCCGAATAGGTGAGCCTGTAGCCGCGCGGATGGGGCAGGAAGCTGTTGTAGGCGTCCACGATGCGCTTGTGCACCGCGTCGCCGCGCACAGCGCCCTCCCACGCGGTTAAGGTCTCAAGAAACCTCTTCATTTTTGCGCTTCTCGGTCTGTGTGCCGAAGTAGAAGGCGATGATGGTCGTGAAGATCGTCAGAAACTCCGTCCCGCTGATGCTGCCGCGCAGGGCAAGCACCGAGAAAACCGCCGTGAGCACGACGGTTACAATGCTCTTGACCGTGAGCAGATTGGCAAGTCGATTTTGCATTTTTGCCTCCTTTACAGAAACCGCACGGCATAGAACTGCCGCGTCTGTGTGTTGATTTTGTTACACGCGCCGTTGATGGCGGCGACGTGCCCGCCGTCGAGCATAACGGCGTATTCCAGCTTGAGCTTGTCCCGACAAAAGGCGTTGACCTGCTGCGCGGTCATACTCTTGCAGTACACGCCATAGAGCAGCCCGCCCTTGTAGCCAAGGACGGTGTGGTTGGTCTTGCGCAGCACGTCGCTGTACGCCCCTGTGAAGCCTTCTGCGGCAGGGTTATAATTGCCGAGCAATCCCATACCACCGACCGCCCACACGACGTCACCCAGCGCCGCCGCCGAGGACACGCGGGCAATGCGCACCGCGCCGTCCGTGGTCTTGTAGAGCACGCTCTCAGGGCGGGGATAGTGACAGCTCCAGTCGCGCACGACCTTGCCGCCGCGCACCAGGATGCTGCACGGCGCGCCCTGCCAAGAAAAGCTCCCCGAGATCGCGTTTTTCGGCAGCGGACCGCTCATATTGACGGGCTCGATGTCCCGCGCGAGGATGCAGGGCTGTCCATACAGCTCGACGTTGAGCGGGAAGCAGTCCGCGCCGAGCTTTGCGGCGATGTCGCTCAAAGTCTGGTTTCCGATCCAGCCGTTGTCCAGCGCCCCGACGGAGCGCTGGATGGCCTTTATCATGCGGATTTCCTCTGAGGTCGAACCCTTGACGTCTCTCACGAGATCACCTCCCACTCGTCGATCTCGCTTTTGATACGGTCGATAAAGCTGTTTCCACCGAGGGCCTTGTACCCCCGATAGAGATAGAGAAAATCCTCCAGCTCGTACTGCCGAATGGTGCGGCCCTCCCTGTGGCGGTAGTAGGTGTGCAGCATATCGTGCCGGAGCTGGCATTTGAGCGCGTCGGTCAGTTTGTCCAGCCCGAGCAGCTTGCTGCGCAGCGGCTTGACAAGCATGGCGACCGCCGCGAGGATCACCGTGATCTCCGAGCACAGCGCCGCCAATTTCGATAAACTTTCCATAGGCGTTGTCTCTCTTTCCGGCGGCGCGAAAAAAGCCGCCTTGTCGTGCTTGACAAAGCGGCTTTAGGTGTGCTATATTTAGGCCAGTAAGAACGGCTGCCATTGCTGGTGGCGGTCGTCCCTCAGTGAGTTTATAGCTCGAAGGAAACGCCGCTTACCGCTATGGTGGGCGGTTATTTCTTATGTCTTGTGACCGTGAAGATCAGAGACGCAAGACCGATGAGCACAAGCGAATATGTGAACATATCAGCGTATGTAACCATCGCGCACCTCCTTTGCAGGAAGTGGACAACCTTGCCGTTCTTACTGGCAGGCGAATTATAGCACAGTCTGCCGCACTTTGTCAATTTGCCGCCCTCCGGGGCGGCTTTTTTACTTGTTCAGCTCCGCGAGCTTGGCCGCGATGTCCTCGGGAATGGCACAGGTCGTCATCTTGACGCAGTAGCCGTCCGCGTCGTAGGTGAGCTTGTAGCACGGGGCGACATAGATCTCCGTGCCAGCGCGGGAAAGGTCGCGTGCCATGACGGGCTGCACGATGCTGTTCTTGACACCCGAATTTTCGCTCAGACCGTAGGGCATGTCCGTGACCTTGATGGGCTTGCCGTCGGATGCGATTCTCTTGTAAGTAGCCATAGTTTTGTTCTCCTTTTCTTCGTTCAAAATTTATTTATCATCAGCGTATTTCTGCCGGTGATCTCTTTAGGGGAGCTTTTGGAGACGGCACCCGATGTCACTGCGCGCGACCGATGCCCCGCCATTGCCGTACAGGCAGAAAGCACCATAGTATTGGCCTTGGCCGTAAAAAGCACCAACGCGCAACACAATACCACTGGGGCCGTATTCGCAGTAATCGCATACATACGTATTCTTCGTGCCGTGGACTGCGTTGGGGTACAGTGCGTACTCAAAGCCGGACGCCGTGGGATTCGTCCACTCGGAAATGTAGTCGCTGCTCGTAGCGCGAGTGCCGACCACCGTACCGTTGGCCGTGTCACTGAACTGTGCCGGGTCCTTGATGCAGCAGACAATCTCGCCGGAGAAGTAAATACCGTCGCACCAGTCGTACACGTTGTCCCACAGGCCCTCAATGTGCCGGTACTGCACGCTGCCGTATGTGGTCCGGCTGGCCGCGCTGGTTCCCGTGTGGTAGATCATGGCGTCCGTGGCGCCCATGTTGAACTTCTGGCTGCTGGGAGAGCAGCCGTAGCCAATGGTGGCCTGGCTGTTCCAGTTGGCATACTCCACCAGGTAGAGCATCATAATGGTCCAGTACATGGCAAAGTCATACTGCCAGTAGGTACTCCCCAGGTTGTGGATATTGCTGCGCGCCTGTGCGCGGGTCATATTGTTGATAGGCGAACTGCCAGATGTGCTCTTGTAGCCACTGGCGCAGTGATACCGGCCGACATATACATAGTCCCGCTCACCCTTGCCATCGCCTCTGTCGGCGTGAGCTGGGGAGGTATGGAAGCCGTCCACGGCGGCATCCGCGATCTGGAGCTTCATACTCTTGCCGCTGCGGGTCCACTTGTACCAGAACTTGGGGATCTTCACCAACGTACCGGCGGTCGGATCATCTTCGACAACCATTCCAGCCCACGGCATAAGATTATCGAACGGCGAACTGCCCGCGCCGTTGTTGACCGCAGGCTCCGGATCCGCAAACGCAGCAGCAGAGTCCGTTCTTGTGCCTTTCGTCAGGCCATTGTTGCTTGCCCAATCCCAGAAGGCTCCGTAAATGGACACAGAAACCACAGAAATAGCCTGATATGCAGTCTTGGTCACGCCGCCCTCGGTGTAGCTGACCGTGATGGCCGTATCACCGGCTGTGAGCGCCCCCGCGGGCGAGAAAGTGTAGGACGGGCTTGTCAGTTTGGCGCCGTTGGAATAGGTCGCGGTCACGACCATGCCCGCCGGGTCGAAGGTCTCGCCCGCATTGTAGGCGGTCTTTTTGGGCGGCGTCGTGATGGCGATGCCAGTCAGCTTGATGCCGACAACGGTGCCGACGATGCGGTTTCCTGCTGCGTCGTGCGCGGTGGTGCCGGCCATGAGCGTTTCGGGCGTTACGGTGTCGCCGGTCAGGTCAAGCAGAACCGTTCCGTCGCTGAGCTGGACTTTGTTGTTGGCCATGCCGCACCTCCTCAGCCGATGGTGACCGTCTTGCCTCCCTGCGCGTTGTCGGTGTAGGCAATGGGGATCGCCGCCACCGTGACGGAGCTGAGGCAGTTGTATCCCTCGTCGGGCAGGACCTCCTGCGAGGCAAACGTGGGCGTGACGCTCTTGGCCTGCGGCTTCATGCCCTCGCTGCCGGACATCGTGCCGAGCACGCCGAGGACGGTGATGCCCTCGCGGATGTTGGAGGGGATCAGCTTCGCCTCTTCGGCTGCGTCGATCTGCGCCTTGCCGCTGCCGTCGTGGTAGCCCTGAGGGATGGTGACCGGCTTGCCTTTTTCCGTGATGTTGAGCGTCTTGGCCCCGTTGTTCGGCATGGTACCGGTGACCTTGCTGCCGGTGACATAGGCCGTCTTGCCGGTCAGAATTTCCGCCGCGCCCGCGGTGGCATCGCCGGTGTCCGCGTCAAACTCGCAGGAGCCGGTGATGGGCGCACCGTCCTTGCCGTGCGCGGTAAAGCCCTTGAGGAGTTTGTCCGCGACCACGGTGTCTTGGGTGAGGTCCATGAGGACTTCGCCGCTCGAGAGCACGATTTTGCTGTTGTACTGATTTTCAGCCATTGAAAATACCTCCGATAAAAATTGTTTTTCCGCCCGCGGGGTTTTCCACACGGGCGACCGCAATAGGATCAACGGTCACATTGTCTTTCAGAAACTTGTCCTTTGTGGCAAGCTCCTGCGTCTCAAAGTCGGGCGTCACGGTATATGGACCGTCATACGGCTCGCCTCCGCCGCCCCCGCGGATGGTGACGTCAAACGCTACCGAAAGCGCCGTTTTCTGCGTCAATTCAAACGTGACCATCAGATCACCTTCCTACTCAGCGCACGCTTGACGTCAAGGCGCTGCATTTCCGAGCCGATCACGTCGCCGCTCGGGAACTTCACGCGCACCTGCATGGGGCAGACGGTCGGTAGACCGAAGGTCTCCGTCTGCGTGAGGGGAAAGTGAAATTTGCCGTCGGAAAACGTGACATCGCCCGGATAGGTCTTGACGAGGTTCAGCAGCGCGATCTCGACCAGAGAGATGGCCGGGGGGATAAGCGTCTGGCCCTCGTTGGTGATCTCCACGTCGATGGAGTAAGCGTCGCCTTGTACCATTACGTCGTCACCTCCGTTGCGCTGACGGCGCCGGTGTCGTCCACCGTCAGCTTGAATTTTTTCGTGCTGCCCGCCGTCGAGGAGGGGATGATGATCTCGCCTTCGTCCACGCGCTGCAATAGCTCGTCGGTCTTCTCGCCGGTGTAGAGCATGGTGTAATAATCGTTCGGCATAAAAACCTCCTTAAACGATCATTCTCCGCCCGAGAGAATCGAGCAGGCCAAGGTTGTTGCTGGTCACGAGAGGGCCGGACTGAATCTCTTTTTTCTTGCGGTAGTAGATAATGATGCAGCCGGGCTTGCCTGCGCCGCCTGCGCCTGCAGAGCCGCCGGTCGCCCATGCTCCGCCCGTTTCTGTTTTCGGATTTTTGCCGGATGGCGAAAACGACATGCTGAGCGTACCGACTGCACCGGCACCACCGCCGCCGTTACCGCCGTCTCCTCCGTCGCCATAGTTTTCGCCGTCATTTCCGTTGGCTCCGTTTGCGCCTTTGCCGCCGCCTGAACAGTTGCCGCTAAGCGTAACAACGCTTTGAGAGGGATCGTTCGAATTGAACTCGCCGTATAGGTTGATATAGACTTCTCCTGCCGAAGTCGCGCCGTTTGCTCCTTGTGCAGCACCGCCGCCGCCCCATCCGTTTGCCGTTACAGTTCCCGATGTCCCGTACTTGGTTTGGCTTACCGTTTTGCTGTTGATCCCGTAGCCTCCGAGATAATCGCCGACTGCTTGACCGTTATTCCCGGGGGAGCCTCCGTTTCCGCCCTTTATACCGTTCGCGCCTTTTCGACCGAAAAAAGTTTGCGTCACCAAATCATAATAGCCATCGACTGAGGTTTCACCGGACGCGCTTGACAATTCCCCAAATGTGCTGTTTCCGGCAGGCTGTGCCGCCGCATATTGGAATTTTTGCCCGGTTATTACATTTAGCGATGCGATTAAAATTTTTCCGCCGGAGCCACCCTCGCCTCCTTCGCCGCCTTGACCGGCGGACGAACCGGAATAGGAGCCGGATGACCCGCTTTTGGACTGCGAAGAAATGCTTGCCGAGCTGCCTGCGCTTCCGCTTGCGCCCGTTTCGCCGCCGCCAATAACCACAACACGAATTTCACCGTCTATTACTGATTCCCAATCGCCGGAGCCGGTAAGCAGCACGCGCTCGTCGTAGTATTCCGTGGTTTCCGGCTGCGGGGGCAGAAAGCCGACGAGCGCCGTCATTTCGCTCTTGAGTGTGCCGCTCATGGTCGTGTCAAGGCTCACGATGCACGCAGAGACCATCTTTTTATCGTAGGGGTGATAGACGCTGACCACATGTCCGGGCTTCTCCTGCCCACTTACAATGCCGTTGGTGATGGTCTCTCGGCACTTATAATAGTCTGCCAACCTTTTGGCGACAGCGGAGGAATTGACAAGAGAGACGAGCGTGGCGTCCGTGACGGACTTGACGTTTTCCGCCGCGTTCTCTGTGACGGTTTGCGTCACAAGGCGCGTGTTGTGGATGTACGTTTTGCCCTTGAGCGAGCCGGAGCCGGAGGAGATTTTGGCGTAGTTTGCGCCACTCTCCAAAATGGTGAAGCCTGTCGCTGTGAGTGAGTGCATTGGCTCGGAGAAGGTGATGATATCGCCCTGCTGAGATGTGCCGGAAAACAGCTCCTTTTCGTCGGTTCCCGCGATGTACTGATGCTCCGTGACGGTAACGGCGGAGATGGGCGAATCATACTTGACCGTGCCGCCGGAATACGAGCGGTCGACCGATATTGTAGATGCCGCACCGTCCCACAACGGTTCGATTCGGAGCACCCCGTTCAGGTCGGTGCGGAGATACGCGCCGATGGCAAACAGAACTTGCACAAGATTGTCTCGCGCCGACCGGTCTTTGCCGTTTGCGTAAGGGAGCCAGCCGTACAGTTTGGTTCCCGCATACACAGTTTTTACGAGAATCGGAATGCTCCCGCAGATTTCTTTTGCTACTTCCTCAACGGTCTGTCCTGTGTAAATGCTTCCGGGATGCGGCATTTTCGATAACGCCCCCATCGGAGATTGACCGGTAAGCGAATACGTATTTGGCCCAATGCGCGAGATGCCTCGTTTGACGAATCGCGCCTTGATTGCATTATCTCGATAAATAACGATTGGGGTGTTGTCCGGTAGCGCAGCAAGTTGCTTGCCTGCCGTTTTTGTGTAAATCTCCGCACTAACTGTATCGAACGATAGATTGCTCTCGTCTAACGCCATTTCTTGAAAAGCGGAGCAATAATCCAAGCGCATATCGTCTTTTGATGCGTCGCGGTCGAATTGGTAAGAGCCAATTAAAATATAATCCATAGCCCCCCCCTTACGGTGTGATCTGTGGCGCGATGGGTATAAAGTGGATTTCAATCTCGCCCCAGTAATTCACGCCGTTTTCGACCTTTTCAATGTCGTGCGACGCGCTGGTATAATATGCGCGATAGGAGATCGTTGAGTTGCCGTCCGCCGCCTCCAGCAAAACCGAGTCATCAACGGAATGGGATTTGAGGTAATTCCAAAACGCATCGTAGCTTCTGTAATCGTCCCCTCTGCGGAAAACGGTCACCTTATGCCCGATGTACGTTCCGAGCACATCGCGAATCATTCGCCCGGTGTCTTTAGACCGTCCGGCATTCTCTCCGTCCAGAACATTGAAGTTCTCGTTGTATTTGGATATTGCTACGTTGACATCAAACGATGTCCCATTGAGCTTAATGTAATTCATATCCTCCGCCTTTAAGTCAGTTGGATGCCAACGCGCTGCGTCTGATCCTTGTTGAGCTTGAAGATGATGCGCCCCAATTCCTGTTCGCCAATCTTGAGGATCGCCGTCTGGTTGCCGCCGCCATACTGTGCCATGCCGCGCGCCACCGCCGCCTCTATAGCAGCCGCGGGAGCCTCGATGTTCGTCCCTTGCTTTTGGTCGCCGAGCACCGCAAGAAATTCCCTGTTCGGGGGAATGACCGCGCCGGTCGCCAAACGGGGGATCGAAGCGGAATTGATGGACGGCATACTTGTCTTGACTGAGCCGCCGGTAAATGCGCTTTTGATGGTGTCCATCGCGCCGGATGCCCAAGACTTGACGCTTTCAAATGCGGATTTCAAGCCATTCAGCAGTCCGTCGATGATGTTTTTGCCCAAGTCCTGCCAATACTCGATCGTAAAGTATTTGGCGACGTTGGCGTTCCACCACTCCTTGATGCCGTCCCACGTCTCACTAAGCTTGTTCTTCAGGTAGTCCCAATTGACTACCGCTACCGACGCGAGGCCCGCCGCGCCCGCAACGATCATGCCCATTCCGAGCGGGATGCCCACGCCGGTAAACACCAGAAGAACACCTAAGACGAGCAGAGCGCCGCTGACCAGCGAAATGATCGCCGCGATTGGGCCGCCGAGGTATTCGGTGATAGCGGTCCAGTTGACCGCGACCGTAGCGACCAGCCCGACCGCTCCGGCAGCGATCAGCCCAATGCCGATTGGAAGTGCAACGCCGGTCATGGTCAGGATGATGCCGAGCACGAGCAGTGCGCTGCTTACAAGCGCTGTAATTGCGCCGATGGGGCCTTGCAAGGCGGTCTGGATAGTGCCCCAATTTGCCGCTACCGACGTAGCCAGCCCAATTGCGCCCGCAATCATAAGGCCGAGACCAATCGGAACATTTGCGCCGCTGAAAGCCAGCACAGCGCCGAGAACAAGCAGGGACGTTGAGAGCATCGCCGTGACAGCTCCGATAGGGCCTTGAAGCAATGCCTTGATGGTGTCCCAATTCGCCGCAATGACCGCCGCCATTCCCATCGCGCCCACGACCATCAAGCCGAGGCCGAGCGGGATATTCGCACCGGAGAACAACAGGATAGCGCCGATCTCAAGGAGCGCGAAGCTGATGATCGCAGTAACGATGCCGAGGGGGCCTTGTAAAAGTGCTTTGATCGTGTCCCAATTTGCCGCTACCGCCGTCGCCAAGCCTATCGCTCCGGTGACCATGAGCGCCAAGCCAAGAGGAATGTTGACCCCGGAGAACAGGATGATCGCACCGATCGCCAGCAGGGCCGCGGACAAGATGCCCGTAACAGCTCCGATCGGCCCTTTTAAAGCATTTTGGATCGCGCTCCAGTCGGTGCTGACCGCACCCAAAATGGCAAGCGCACCCATCGCCATCAGCCCAATGCCGAGAGGGACATTCACGCCGGAAAACGCCAGCGCCGCACCGATCGCCAGCAGGGCCGCCCCGGTAAACAGCTCCATGATGGCACTAAGCTGGTCGTTGATTCCGGTTGAGAAGTCCGGGGCTTTATTCTCTTCCTGACTTCCCGACAATTTGTTGATTTCATCGAACGACGCAAGGGATTTGCTTGCCTTTTTTGCAGACTTCCCGGTCTTGTCCAGCGCGTCCGATTCTTCGTAAAGGTTTTCGGCTGCCTTTGCAGATTCCTCGGCAGTCGTTCCAAAGATCATGGAGACCAGCTCAGAGATGGCGTTGACCACGCGCGTGATGACGTCGACGAGCACGGTGAACGCCGGAACGACCACGTTGACGATTGGCTGCGCCAGCGTTCGCAGCGCTCCTTTCAGTTTGGCGACCGCCGCCATCGCCTTATCGTTGGTCTGGATCGCGCTCCACATATAGCTAGTTAACGTTCTGAGAGCTTTGGTAATAAGCGAAAAAACAAGCACTCTTTTGGCGAGCGTTTTAACGTGGCTCACAAATTTGTCCATTTGTTTACTGGCTGCCTGTGCCGCCGGAGAAATACCTTTGGCGTTTTCTCTTGCTGCCATAATTTGTTTAGACAAATCTCCGGCTCTATTCGTCATGCGCTCAAGGCTTCGCGTGTCTCGTGCAATCGAGGTATCCATGCGCTCTACTTTGTTCTGCACGGAATCCCACTCTTTCTGAAGAGCTTTTACTGTTTGCTCTTGCTCCTTTATTGTGCCAGCTGTGTAAAACTCGTCGCCGTTCCGCATTTGGTCAAGCTGGGCTTTGGCTGCATCGAGGTTTGCTGCGATCTGCTTAGACTGCTCAACCAAGGGCATTTGCTCCTGCTTTTTGTCGCTGATTTTTTCATTGAGCGCATCAATCTTTTTTTCAAGCGCAGTCAATTCCTTTTGCGCGTTTTTCGCGTCTAATTCCGTATTGATAACAACGGAACCATCTGCATTCGCCACAAAATCACCACACTTTCTACTTGCGTTTTATTTTTTATGTGCTATCCTGATAAAAGGAGGGATTAAAATGATTGCTATTTTAGGTTTGTTAAGTATCGCAGGATTTGTTGTCTCATTGCTCACTTTGGTTATTTTTGCAATCAGGAAAAAGAGGAAGAAGATCGCTTTAATATCCCTTGCTACATTCTTTGTTCTTTTTGTTGTATGCGTATCTCTTCCAACATCGGATGGCTCAGAAGCGTCAAATGCAAATAGCGTTTCGTCCACAGCGCCAAATCCTCTTAGTGACGAAACCCGGGATTTAAAAGAGGAAACGGATGCAATTACATTTAGTGGAGAAAATTACACCGCCGAATATTTAAAATGCTGGGAAGCAAGCGGATTGACTGGCTGTTTTTATATTGATGTAAAAATCAACAACATCGGAGATAAGGAATGCATCTATTTGCTCGATGATGTTTATGCGGATGACACGCATTGTCAAAGCGGTTCGGGCTTGCCGATTACGGCACTTCCTTCCAAAAATGTGAGAGCGTCATTTGTTGTTTTTTGTGAAACCCCATTAAGCGAAATATCAAATGTCGAGTTTACGCTGAATGTTTTAGACTCTGAAAACTACAACACACTTGAAACAAGCAACACGGTTTCCGTTATGCTAAACGCTTGAATTTTGCCGCCCTCTTCGGGGGGCGGCTTTTCATATCCACTTGCTGATAACGTCCTCATCCTGCGCCGTGTACTGCCGCTTAAAGTCGACCATCCGCTTATTCCGCTTGTAGAATTCCTGCTCGCCCTTGTCGAGCTTCTTCCCTTTTGCTCTTTTGCTACGGATAGAAACGACCTGCGCAAAGGTGCAGTCTCCGATCTCCTGATACGCGGATACCCATGTCCACCAATGCAGATATTCGGCGGCTCTGACTTCTTTCCCGAGAACGCGGTTGACAGGCGCGACGATCAATGGAAAATCCTGCTGCCAGTCCATCAGTTTCGGCCCGCGCTTTTCCTCGCGCTGCTCTTCACCGCAGTTGATGAATTTCACGCATTGCCGGATAGCGTCCTCATAGTCGCTCTGCGGCATTTCGGAAAAGTCGGTGTAGAAGATGTCAAGCATGGCCTCCGCTTTGTCCTGCTCGTCCAGCTCGGCATCGGAAAGCGCCTCAATGATCGTCAGAATGTCGCGGTAGTCCGAGCGCACCCGGTACTCTGTGCCGTTCACCTCGACGGCGGTCGGCAGATCGTACCTCATTTATGGTATTTCTTCGTGTACTTGCTCACGCGGGGATTGGTCGCCTTCTGCTCGCGGGCAAAGGTGGTATCTACCTCGTCCATAATGGCCAGCATCAGATTGGCCCAAACAGGCAGGCCGTCCGCCAGCGCGTACACGTTCATGCCTCCAAACAGAGCCGAGCAGATGTCGAAACCAAAGACCTCGCCGATGATGTCGCGCATCTCCTCGTCCATTTTGCGTGCCGTCTCAAACACCTCGCGCTTGTTTGCGGTCTTTTCGACCTCCGCCTTATACGCTTCCTGCTTTTTGTCGAGCGTATCAAAGGCGTTGAACAGCTTCTCCACGAATGTGCTGTCCGTCGCGTTAAAAGCCAGCTCACAGGTCTTGCCATCCGTCGTTTCAAGCGTCTTTCGGACTACACCGGAATTGATGGAAATAATGTCGCTCATAATGTCCTCCAAATTGGGGCGGGTCTATGCCCGCCCCTTTGTCTTTAGGTATCTGCCGTAAAGGTCACACCGCTGGCGCTCTTGGTAATCGTGCCAAGCGTCCGGTTGCCGCCGTAAGTGATCTCGCTCGCGATGTTGAGCGTGCCGCCGCCGTCGCCGCCGATAGACGTGACCGCAATTGCGCAGGAATCATAGCGCTCGGCAAACTTCGCGTCGCCGCTCGTGGCGTAGAAGTGACCGATCATCATGTCCTGATTGGCAAGCGCCTGCGCGTCGTGATCTTTGACCGCAAGATTCCACATCTTGACCGCCGCCGCGTCGCCCGCATCCAAAGGAATCGGGTCAAACGTCTGCGTGATAACGGGCTTTTTCATGGTGGTAAAGGTGTTACCGAGAATGTCCTGCTTGCTTTCCTGCCCCCAGTCCATTTCCTCAGTGGAATCTTCCACGCGCTTACCGATGGCACTCCAAACGGGAGCCGATGACGTGCCGGTATTCAGATACGCAATCAAAAGCTCGCGGTCAATGGTCTGGCCTTCGGTGGTCGCAAAAACTAAATCTGCCATTATACATTCACCTCGTATGTTAGTTTAAGAGGAACCATATAGTCCTCGTATTTGTCGCTGGTTGCGCCGAGATACGATGCAAAAGCCACCGTCTCTACGCGCAGGGCGCGTCTCCCCTCTCCAATGTTTGGGCGCTGTGTGTTGGCCCAATCCGCAAATTTGTTCAAAGCCTCGACTGCCTTTAAGCGCGTGTCATCGCTTGTTCCCGGAGGCGCGATCTGGTAATGGATTTCAAACGAATACTCCGCCTGATACCCGCCGCAGACATACTTCTTGGTGATAACAGCGCCCTGCACGGACGAAAGCGCCATGCCTACCGTTTTCGCCGCGAAATACTCGTACTTGATCAGCTCCACGTTATCAGGGATATTGGGGCATTTGTTTGCCCAAATCAATACAAGGCGGTCGAGATCGGATTTTTCAACGCTTGACGCAAGCGTTACGGTCTTTTCTTTAGAGATCATCCTTTACCTCCTTTTCTGCTACACGTAGCCACTTTGGGAGGTTTTGAGCTTTCGACGCTTCAAACCAGTGCGAAGATGTATTTGGATGCCAAAACTTTAGGTCTTTCTCAGGCACCGCCGGAACTTTTGTTACGCCTTTTCTCGCATAGGAACTTCCCGTCAGCGGATCAACGTACAGTTTGCCGTAATAGAGATACCGAGCGTATGGGCCGGGGTAGATGATCTCGTTTCCGGATACCAGCGTCCGCGTCCTCAACGATCCCGTGCGCATCGGGACAAATGGCGCGGTATCTTTTGCCACCTGTACCGCAAGCGTGTGTTCTGCGCGACTGCAAGCGCTTGCAATGGATTCTTTGACTGCATCCATGCCAGAGACGTCGATGGTAAATTTTAGCGCCATCTCATACGCCTCCGCATTCCCAATGCTGCATATCTTTGCTGCCAAAGTCCATTGCGTCTACCTTTGTCAGATTCCAGCAGTTATCCTGTGAAAACGCCACATCTTCCTTATCGGTGATAAACTCGCCCTTGATGAAAAACGTAACCCCACCGTTGCCGTTGACCGAAAGCGTCCACAGTCCGGTCTTATCCGTGGCACGGTAAAACTCCTGCGGCCCGACGTACTTCTTGGGCTTACCCGTCACCCCGTCTATCGCTTCTACGGAAAACGGGATATACAGGTTGACCGCATCCGCGCCCTCTAACCCAGTCTTGCGCACATTTGCGCCCTTTGACGCTTCGCACAGCACGCCGCGCAAAATCGTGACATAGAGCTTAGTAACGTCCTTAAACGTTGCCGGGTCGGTTTCCTTGACGGAGTTGTAGATCGTTACAGTATGGGGAGCGTACATTTGCAGTCACCTCCCCGATACAAAAGTCCGGTATGCGCCAGATACTCATTGCACAGGTTCGCAAGCATTTGTTTACTGGTGCTTACCGCATCCAGCACAGACTTTGCCGCTTCACCGCCGGTCGTAAGCGTGCGGGAATAGCTACCTACCGATTCGCTCTTGGTTTCCGGGTCTCCTGCATTGGCAAGGCTTTTTGTCGCCGCCTTCTGCGCCGCGTCCAACAAAGCGTACTGGTCGATCAACGCACAGCAGCACATCTTTACCGCGTCCAAATCGGCGTGACTTTCAGCCTTCCCCATCGTGTAGTAGTCGAGGAAGGAGCTGGCCCGAACAGCCAGACGCGGAAAATCTCCCTCGCTCACAGAACCTATATAGATTCCGGCGTAGTATGTATAATCAGCGTATATCATACGGGTCAGCTCCTTTCAGATCAAGAAACGGTAACGGTAGCAGTTCCAGTTTTGGCGCCGTCCTGCTTGGACTTGGCCGTGACGGTGATACTGGTCTTAGTCTCAGCGGAGTCGATAGTCAGCAAGCCGTCTTCGCTGATCTTGGACTTTGTGCCATTCTGGCTCCACTCGACCTCGCCGTTGATGATGCCCTCGCCGGTAACGGCAGCAGTAAACGCCTTGCTGTCGCCCTTTGCCATCGTCGCGGTAGCGGGCGAGACGGTAACAGCGGAGATGTCGCCGCCCTTTCCGTACACGGAGAACGGGAACGGGTCAGCCTTGTCCACGTTGTAAGCGTTAACGGGATTCGCGATCTCCCAGCCGAGACGCATGACCGCGCGCAGCGCCACCATGTCATTCTGCATCAGGTTGTAAGTGATGGCCTTGGTGGTGGGGTCTTGGATAACACCCTCGGTGAAAATCTTGAACGTCATGTCCTGACGGATGGCGTAGACGAGCTGGCTCCAGTCACCGACGATCATCTGCGCCTGCGCGGGATCGAACGCGCCATTCATGGGGAAATACATATCCATGCCGTCAAGGCCGTAACGGGTAGACCCCTGCATATCGGACTTGAAGATGGGCTGGCCGGTGGTGTCCTTGAGACCGCGGAGCTTGCCGCGCATCTGAATAGCGGACATTACGCCATTGGGGTTAAAGCCGTCCAGCTCGACCTTGGCGATCAGGCCATTCTCGCCCATGATGTCGCTGAAAATGTCGGAGCTGATGGGCACACCGTTGCCGGCAGCGACAGCAGCAGGAACAACGCCAGTGCGCCAAGTGCTCGGCTTGTTCGTGCCAAACAGGATAGCCGCGTCGATGACCTTGCCGAAAGCCTCGGTCAGGCGGGGCTTGACCTCGCCCCAAATGTCATAGTCCGCATCATCGAGAGCAGCCTCGGGAATGGGGACGATAACCGCGATTTCCTCGGCATACAGCTTCTTCTTGTCCCACGCCATCTTGGTGGTCTGCTTGAAGGCGTCGCCAGCGCCGTCGCCGGTCGCTTCGCCGTTGACGAAATACGCGGAGGGAAGCGCGTCGAGCACGTTGATGGTCTGCGTCTTACTGGACATATTCGCCAGTCTGCGGCCCATACGAAGAACGGCAGATTCGGCGATAGCGCCCTGCATGATTTCGCGAGTTACGGGTTCCGGGATAAGGCCGGAAAGTGCGGAACGATCAATACTTGCCATGTTGTAATCTCCTTTTTGTTACTTGAGTGCGCCGCGGATCAGATTGTTCATCGCGGCATTGGTATCTGTTTTCTTTTCGCCGCCGCCAACAGCGGCGGACCAGTCGATTTTTACGCCGTCTTGGAACGCGGACGGATCGGCGCTGACTTGCGCTTTGTGCCATTCGTCAAACCCATCAAGCGCACCATCTTTGATTTCAAGGTGCTTTGCTTTCAGGTCTGCCAAATATGCCTTTTCCGCAGCCTTAGAGCTGAATTTCACGCCCTTTTCAGCAAGCGTCTTACGGATCACATCTGCGTAGTCATAATCGGCGATCTTGGACTTGTAGCCCTCGATCTCCTTTTTGAGCGCTTCCGTTTCCGCGCTGCCGTTCGCTGCAAACTGCTTGTTTTTTTCCACTTCCGCGTCCAGCTTGCTCTGAACAGTCGAAAGCGCCTTTGTGATTCGCCTGTCAAACTCCGCCTTATAGGTGGGCTCAGCCAGTATTTCATCAAAAGTCTTAATTTCGTCTGCCATTTTTATTCTCCTTTTATTCCCACAGCGTCATTCCCCGCTGCGTATTACAAAATTCGGTTGCCTTTCTGACTTCTTCCCAGTTCAATACAACACCTTCATTCTCTCCCGCTGCTCTGGCAGCCCTGCCGCCGCGCTGAACGCCTTGTATTTCGCGTTTAACCGCCGCATCCGTATGTTTACCGCCCGTTCTTCTTCATGCAGACCTGCGGCCTTGTAGGCGGCTTTCTCGCGCTTTAGCTTGCGTATGGTGCGCTCTACCTTTCGTTGCTCCTGCGTGGCCTCGTATGCCGTATAAGTCTTGCCCTCAAACGTAGAGCCCAAACCATCGTCAATGTGGGCAAGCTGTTCGTCTGTGTAAGTGCGCTCGCTTACACCCTCAACCCAAACATTGCGGCGGTGGCGGCAGTTGGCTCCTTCCAGCCCATCCACGGCACCCAAACCGCACACCTCGTAGATGCTCGGGTAGATGTCCCCTGCGCGAATACTGTATACCTTGCCTTGCCAGTCTTTATGGCTTGACCACGGTGACGGCCCTGGCTTATCTCTCGCGCCGGCATGGGCAGACACTTCATAATACGGCGTTTCTAAGTATTCCGCCGCTTGCTCCGTGTACTTACTGCACAGCTGCGATACGCCTGTCATTACGGCACGGCGCGCAGCTACGTCTACATGGTCGCGGTGTCCGCTCTCATAGTCCACCACGCGCAGGCCATTGCTTGCAAGCTCCCTAACGGCGTCTTTGATTGCTTGCCCATACGAAATAGCCCCGCTTTCTACTTTCAACGTGGCGGCATCTAAAGCCCATTGGTACGCCTTTGCAGGGGGCAGCATTGTGCGGCCAGCGTCCACTAAAAAGCCCATTGAGCGCGTTATGTTGCGCAGTGTTTGCTTCGTCTGCTCGTATATTGCCCAAGTATCTTCTACGCTTACCAGCGTTTCAGGCTGAGTGATATGCGCAAGGTCAATCAACTCGGTGTAATACTTCTGGTTGCGCTCCACCACATCGTCAAGCAGCTCATTTAACTTCGATTCGCTAATGCCGGTTGCTTTGCGGATTGCTTTCTCAATCTCTTTTAAGTCGATTCCGTGAGAACGCAACGCCCGAATGTCTTGCACCGTTACCTCGTTCAACTCATCCGCAGCCTTGAGCCGGGAACATATCTCCATCAGCAGCGTGTCCTCAAGCCCACGGTACAGCTCTGCCAGCTCTTCCGGCAGCGCATCCAAAACAGAAGGGGAGAATGGGTATTTTGGCACTGCCCGTCACCTCACTCCACTTCGTTCTGCTGCTCCGTGGTCATTTCCTGCATCTTCGGCAGCGCCGCCTTTGCGGTCTCCTCGTCCTCGTTCATCCACTTCATGCGGAACTCCCAGTCGTTCATGATGCCAGCGGTCAGAAGTTGCATATCGCGGGAAAAATCGGTTTGCTTGTCCTCAATTATGCTGTCATCGAAGTCGATGGAGATTTCCACATCCTCATTAAGCCCAGCGTTCATGGCTGTGTTGCCCAGCCGCAGAAGAATGCGGCACAGCTCCACGAGCGCCTGCTCGAGCACAATCTCATGCTTTTTGATCGTGCGGAACATGGTAGAGTTCTCGCTGATGACCTGTGTGGCAGTTGCTACGCTGCCACCGTCAAAGCGGTAATAGGTCTCGCCGAAGCCGCACTTACTGGACAAAATGTTGAGCTGATCCTGAATGCCGGTGTTGTGCTCCGCCGTCCGCAATGTCATATCAATCGGCGTAATAACCGCACCGTCATTTACGTCCTCCGGAAGAGCGTAAAACGCGACGTCGTTTGGATCAAATACCGGCTCTCCGTCAATGTACTTCGTTGCGGCTGGTTTCACCATAATGCGCTTTTTCCCGAGCTTGAACTCATTGACGTAGCTATCATAAGCAATATCCACGCCCTGCATTACGTCGATAGCATTTGCATACACCGAAATGCCGGTTGGAAGCAAATAGTTAAAGTTATTCGCAATGTTGGGTCGGTCAATAACAAATTGACGCTTGTCGCTTCCGGTATGTACAACAGAGGGGATGCGCTCAAAGCCCTTAACATTGGTCAGCGCTTCGTCTGCAAGTTGCTCATTATCATACCGATAAATGCGGTTCTCAATGACGTATTCGCCGCTGTCCTCTTTGCGATGAATTTGCAGATAGAGGTAATCGCGCCCGCCCCTTGTAACTACAGAGGAAAACGCGCACTCGCTGATATATCCGTTCTGCCATGCCAACGGGTAGATATTTTCGATGGTCACATAGTCCAGCACAATGCCGGAGGCGTTGCCTGGTACGATCTCGCCGCTCTCGTTGACCTCCTGCCCCACCACGCGGGTAATGTATGCCACCGTGCCAAGCGCGGACTTCATTTCCTGCATCTCGTTTGCCTTGACGGCAAAATTGTTCTCCGTCAAGATGCGGTCAATAAACTCCTGCTCCTTATTCCCTTCAAGCGTTATCTGCACCTTCTCGTTCATGAGCAGATTCGCCCAATCCTCGCACAGCTTCTTTCCCATTCCAAGGGAATACCGCTTGCAATTGACCATGCTTTCACCGTTACGGACGCGGTAATTGTGGAATCCTTTTACATTGCCCTGATACCAGCTTTTCCACTCCGCAACCTTGCTGTAAAACGATTCAGGGATCGTGGTATAGCCAAGCTCGTTAAGTTTTAAGATAACTGCATTGCTCATATCATGCTACCCCAATATCTTAATTCTCCGTCTTTTCTCGCTTCCGCAGCCTCTGCCAATGTATTAAATATCCCCAGATGTATTTTTTTGCTGTCAACGTAAATCGTGGCTCTATATTTCCCATTCTCCATATGAACCCCGTTTACTCCCGTTTTGTTTATCTTTTCAATTCTTTTGTTTCTTGCCTGTTGTGTGTACGTTGCCCACCTGCAATTATCAGGCGTATAATCCCCGTTCACAGAAATCCTGTCAATTGTCAGATTATCGGCATATCCATTTTCGAGTGCCCACTTGATAAACGCAATTGAAGAGTTATTCCACTCGCAACACACGCAAATCCCGCGACCACCATAAGCCGCATAATCTTTGTCGTTCGGGTTATTGCAGCGTTGCCGTATCCCTTGCCATATTTTATAAATCCTTGGGTGCCGCTTTTTAATGCCAAGTTTACGCAATTACGCCCATCCTCCTATACAGCGGTTCCAGACCATACCGCGCAGCAGAAATGCAGTGGTCATTTGCGTCTGGGTAGCCGCTAATAATATCGCCATCTTTATTGCGCTCATACTCATAGCTCACAAACTCATCGCAAGCGTGAGGCGTTCGCCGCCTATCAATTACGATTTTTGAGCGCCGCGCAAGGTATTTCATTGAATAATCCAAAGATCCCGGCCCTTTTACCGCGCCTTTTGCGGGCAGACCCATTGCCCGGTAATCTGCAACGCTTTTAGGCTCCGCACTATCGCAAATAATGTAAGCGTCTGTATACCCTTTATTGAGTATCCATTGCGCGGTTTCTGCATTGCTTTTCTTGTGGCAATAATATTCATCAAGAAAATACAGCGTGTTCCGTGCGCTGTCATACGCCATACGCAAAAAAGCAAATGCATCTGGATAATACCCATAGTCAACGCCCTGATAAATGCGGTCGAAGCGCGACATTTCCTTGTCGGTGATTTCTCTCAGTTCCAAATTTTCAAACACATTGCCACCCGTGCCGACCGGAATGCCGAGGTATTCGTGCTGATATGCACGCTCGTCCGTCTCTTTGAGGTGTTCCGCTTCTGCAAGAAACTGTTCTCCCAGCCACTCAGGCGGCGCTTGCAGATACGTTGACTTGTGGCACAGGCGGTCATCGCGTTCCTCCAAGCTGTCCTTGTTTGCCCAGTTGTCGCGCGAAATCGGCGGGTTGTAGCTCTCAAAATTCCAGAACATCGAGCCGCCGCGCATGGTCGACTGCAAGATCGTTCGTATCTCCGCACGTCCAGCAAACTGGTCTTTTTCCTCAAAGTGCGTCACGGCGATATAGCCAAACGGTACTTTGATAGACTTGATCTTCATCGGGTCGTCAGCGCCGCGAAACATGATCTTCTGCCCGGTCGGCTTATAGATCAGCTCCATCGGGGAGACCTTTGCTTCCCAATACGCCGCCATGCCCAGTTCACCGATTGCCCAGATATACTGCGCATACACGCTATCGCGGATCGTATTTGCCACCTTGCGCAGCACGAGCGCGTGCGTGCCTGGATTGTTTATTAGCAGCAGGGGGACGAGCACAGACACCGTGGACGACTTCAGCGAACCTCTCCCGCCGCTAAAATCGTAGTGCGTGTGCCCATGATGAAACACATCGTGAGCCACATCGTAAAAAGCCGAGCCGATTTTTTCTGACAAGAGAATATCAGACATCAATAACCACCTTGACGGAATCCGTGCTTATTTTTGTCTCGTTCATTTCACGCCACCCAAAATTACAGCCAAGCGAGAATTTCGCGCCGTTCGCACCGTCTTTGTCGTAGAGCCGAGATTCGGCGTATTCCTCGCAGCGTGACTTCGCGCGCGTAACCGTGTCCGCGAACTCCGGCCTCCCCTGATAATCAATCAGCGCCTGCCGGCCGGTAAACCCCAGCGACAGCGCCAGCCCTGTTACCGTCGGCGGCTTTTCATCTAAAATAATCGGTCTTCCGTATTTATCTGTGGCAACATCGCCGCCAATCATAAGCGGTGTTCCTTTGCAGCTCTCAAAGTAAGCGTCAATAGCTTCCTGCATTGCCTTTACGCTTTTCCATTTTCTTGGCGCTCCGCCAGCCATACGCTCACTCCCTTTCGTTTTGCTGCCGGTAATGATTTATTCCACGATCATCCAGTCATCAGCCAGCATATCCGCCTGCGATGCCAGCCAGCCGAGCTGCACGCCGGAGGTGCCGACAAAAGCAAGCGCTTTGTTTCCGATAGCTGCGTGATTGGCGTTGATCACCTCATGCGCAGCATTCTCATAGCTGATGCGCTCCGCAAGCTCGACATACTGATTCTTGCCATTCCATCCGCGCCTGGCAATTCTCTTCCCTTTCTTCGCTGCTTCAATGGCAATGCCAAAGCTCAGGCAGTCTGTTTCCCGATATGCGGCCTCGAACACATTCTTTGGACTAAAGCTCTCATAACCGTCCTGGTAGCGGACCTTGTAGCCATCTTCCTCGGGGTCCATACTCTTGGGGATGGGCTAGTCCTTCTCGTAGACCGTGCAACCCTTGCGAATAGCCGGGACTGCTTCAATGATTTTCGTGCCAATATACTTTTTCATTTCGTATAACCTCTTACCATTATTTTGCTACTAGCCCCCACCCCTTGGCCTTACATAGCAGACTTTACCCACCCTAACGGGCACATCTGGTACGGCATTGCAGTCCTGCCCTGCTTTAGCGCTTCAGGGAAAGTCCCCGTCACTCGCTGTGGTCTCCCCTTACGGGGCACCTATGCCGTGTATGTGCAGTTCCCGCTTAGATTGTCACACGCTCATGCCCGCTTGATGCCCCGCAAGCATTTCAAGCGCTTTCATCAGTCACGGCAAGGGGGACGCATCCCCGCGCGCAGTTTTCAGCAGGCATTGTCATTCTCTGTGAGGCGTTCTGCGTACTCTCACATCATCCGGGAGCTACCCGGCCTCTGGTGCAGATGGTGAGGATTTGCACCTCACATGCTTAAACAGTCCGCAGCAAGCTTTATGCGCGATCCGAGGTAGCTACTTAACCCCAATACGTGAGCATTCCGTTGCGCTTATTTAAGTCACATACCCTTGCAGCGTCTACCTATTCCGCCACATCTGCATATTGCCCTCAACCGCCCGCCCCGAAGGGCGGGCTATCAAGGGAGGAGGAAACAGATGAAAAAGCAGAGGCGTGAAGAGCCTCGCCCCATCACGCTTCTATTTTTGCATAGGTTTTTCTTATTTTTCCCCTTAAAAGGGGAATTTTCAAAATTTTTTTAGATAATCGTCCACGGTCATCGGATTATCCGTCCGTCCGAGCAGATAATCGACCGACACCCCGAATTTATCGGCAATACTTTCCAATGCGTCCGTTGTGGGCGTTGCCTCCCCCGCCTCGTACCGCCTCACTGCGTCACGGTGCAGGCCGCATAGTTCAGATAAGACATATTGCTTTATTCTCTTTCTCTCCCGTAAGCGCTTCAAGCGCTCGGGAAACGCGTTCATGCCAGCACCTCCTCCGGGTCGATGGTATGCTGATTGTTCCCCGACAGCCACCACCAGATGTTGCTTTTGGAAATGCCTACCGCCTCGGCAAGCTGGCGGCGCGTGTACTGCCGCTCGCAGAAAACCTTTTTCAGCGCCGGATAGACACAATAGGGAAATTCGATCATTTTCTCCCCACCCTCCGTTTGTATCGGTCTTTTGGCCTCTGAATGTAATTGATCATCGCGCTTTCTTCGGCTATGCTGGCCGTTTCGTTGCTTTTTGCCTCTTTCTTTTCTTTCAGCCACGCAGCGTATCGCTCACAGGTCGAATGACAGCCGACGTGCCGCTCCTGACAGTTAAAGCAGCTCATATCATCCCACCTCGTACTGCGGACAGGCCGTGACAATGTAGCTTGTTTTGTAATGCCTGCGAGCGCCGCCGCATGAATTCATCAAAACCTTTGTTCTGATCGCGTGCCACCCCTCGACCGGCTGCCACTTCAGCTTCCGCGTTTCCTTGTCGCATTCCGACCAGGGACATTTCCCGCAAGCGTATTTGCACGACCAGCAAAGCGTCGAACTTTGTTCTGCCATTTATACTTCCTCCACCCAGATGCCGAATCGCTCCAGCATCAGCTTTTTCTTGATGATATAGTCCTTTGTCTTAAAGCCCTTTGCGTCCTCTACAATCGTTTTCCCGTCGCGGGTATACACGAAGTCGGCTATGTATGTAACTGCCCTCACAGCGGCTCCTGTGGGCGCCCTCTGCGCCCCCACGAGCTTGTATGTCTGCTGCAGCTTCAAATCGTGTATTTCCCCCGCTTTCAGCAGCAGCCGCAGCTCATCATAGTGATCTGCCTCGTGCTTGCTGTCAAACGTGATGCCATGCCGCACGGTTTTGCGGTTGTGGTACTTGCCCGTTTTCTGAGCAAGTACCTTTTCAACCACCTGTTTTTGTGCCGCAGGCCCAAGACGCGCAAGGTCAGATGCCGTCAGGCTCATTTCTCCCTCCCGTCCGATACGAGGACCACGCGCACCTTGCCGAACTGCTCAAGCGCCATTGCCACGGCCTCCTTGGTCGCCAGCTTGTCGCCGTGTTCTTCGATGTCGATTATGATGCGGATCATGCGCCGTCCTTCCTCTCGCCGTAGGAGCAGAAACCGTCCGGCGGCATCCTGTACTCTTCGTCGTACCGAGCCCGTCTATAACACCACCCAGCCTTAATGTTCTTTCCATCTATGCGTAGCGACGTCTTTCCGTAGTCCTTGAAGTGCTTACAGTCCTTGCATCGCGTCACGATCACGGCATCCACGGTGGGAGCAGCGGCCACGATGGGCAAAGCAATTTCGTCCCTATCTGCGTTGTCGTACCACGGCTCGTCTTCAAGCTTTTCCCATAAGGTGTCACCATCAATCAGCCGCATCGCTGTCACCTCCGTCCATCTTCGCGCCGCAGTTGGGGCAGTAATCCGGCAACAATTCAAACCCATTTACAAGCACTTGCGCCGCATCGTGGCAAACAGAGCACTCGTGCCTGTCTGGTGAGGGAACAAAGTTTCCTGCTTCTTCCCACGAAATCCACCGCCCATGCACCACGGGCGCAACGTCGGCGGCGGGGATTTCCGAGAAAATGTCCACAAGGTCTGCCATTGGTACTTTAAAGATTCCCGCGACTTTTTCTGCCGCTTCTACGGCACGAATGTATTCAGCCATTGTCAGCCCTCCTGTTCCATGCTTCGACCACCATTTCTACGGCGTTGCTTTCGTACTCCATGTTGTCCGTCAGAATCCTTGTACCTGCATAGCATTTAGAGCAAATTACTCTTACGCCGTTACCTACAAACAGCCGCGCTTTACCTCCGCAAAACGGGCACGGTTTCAGTTCAGTCATCTTTCATCGCCTCCACATAGCACCAGCTCTGGGGCGGGCGCTTAATGTCACCGCCCCATTTTTTGCAGTCTGTGCATTCCCGTGCGATTCTTTCCATGCAGAATACACATGGGTCAGTTGCACGCTGGAACTCGCTTAGTTCCCGCGGCTGGTCATAGATCAGCAGGTCGGAGATGTGCCAGCCGTAGCCGGTTTTCCCGTTGCCGATGTAGTCAGCAAGCTCCTCGTATGTAAGACAAGATCGCTCCATGTGCTCGAAAAACCAGTTCTGAATGCCACCATTGTCGAAAACATTGATGGGAAATATCTGGTCACAGGTAAACTCTCCAATGACCTTGCCGCCGCCGTAAAACTGTGGCCTTGGATAGTCCGTCGCAATGAAGTCCTCGTGCGGATATTTTGGCAGCGTGCAGTAGATATAGCACTTAAACGGCGTGTTCATCTTCGGGCGTGTCTTGCGCACCTCAATTGTCTTTTCGCCGTTGGCAATCTTTTCGCACCACTTCGGGCGGATACTCAGCATAACAGCCTTACTCATCCTTCATCGCCTCCAATGCCGCTTCCGCCTCCTCGTGGGTGAGGAATACGGTCTTGCCGAATCCGTTTAGCGCTACGCCATACTCCCGCCCTCTGGCGCCTATTGGTTCAAGGCCAATAAAGCCGATTTTATTGCCCATACCAATCCGCTTGACCTCGCACTCGCTTATATGCTTATCCGTGTCCAACAAGGCGAACACCCGCTGGCCCACCTTGCACGGCAGCACCACCAGCCGCCCGTCCTTGTCGGCCTCGGCCAGCTCTTTCATCCTGTCTACATCGACGCCGTTGAACAGCGCCGCAATGATAGCCATATCCATGCGCATCGAGGTTACATCGGATGGCATCATGTGCGTGTCCTCGTAGGCAGCAAGGCGCAGAAACCGCTCCTCTGGGATATTCCGCGGATACCCGTTTGCAAGGCGGCGTTCGTACTCTTCTCGTTGCGCGTCAGCTTCGCGTTTATTTGTCAGTCGTTCCATCACTCCACCTCCTGCATCCAGAACTCGCGGCGGCAATCAGAGCACAGCCTTCCAACGCACTCTTTTCGCATCTTTTTGTAAAATTTACAGGGGTCCAAAGTCAGACAGCCATCCGTAAAGCTAATCTCCGCCTCCGGCCACTGCTCCAGAAACACGCTCTGCCGCGTCTTGCGCGGGTGCTCCTTCGACCACTGCTCAACGGTAGCGACGATTCTCTTGAAATCTTCATCGGAGATGGTGCTCTCGATAACGCATTTGCTATCGCCAAATGGGCAACCCTTACAACCATCGTATGAGTTGCACATCCTTTTTCTTTCTTTCAAAAATTCTAACGCTTCCATCTTCTTACCTCCTCCAACGACATCCGTTACAGGCTCCCTCATGGGCCAGCGTGTAGTTCCCGCATTTCAGGCACAGTTCGTTCCGTAGTGCGTCAATTCCTTTCGCCTGCGCCTCGATCAAGTCAGCGGCGACCGCCAGATCGTCGCACAGGGTAATGGGCGTTTCCCATTGATTCCCCTCCGCCCATTCTGCGTGCTCACGCAACGCATTTACGAGTTTTTGATCTCTCATAGTTCCTCCCCAACGTCTCTTCCCCATTGCTCCGCCATAGCTTTGGCGATGCCGGAGAAAGTCTTTGCGCGGTTTTTGGCCCTATCCGTGGTAAACATACCTTTATGCTGTTTCCCATGCTTATGACTATAGCTGCCACTCGGACACCATGTTGCTGTCGGTTCAACGATGTTTGTCGGCTCCAACGGTGGTAAATTTCTCAACCATAAGCACGTTCTTTTAGTGTACGGATGTCCAAATTGATATGGCTGGATAATTTGCGAGTATTCCGGCATTACAAAAAGCTTGCTCGGTACAGGATTCTCAACCGCCACAAGTGGGATATCCGCCCGATAAAACTCCATAAAAAAGTCGCGTGCCTTTATCCCAAGCATAACCCTTTCCGGTTGCAGTTGATGCCCTTTCCACAAGTGCCGCGCCCCTGCATTGCTGAGGTATGTGCACGGCGGGTGTGCGATCAGCAAATCCCAAGTAACAATATGCGTTTCACCGTCCATTGTGGTGATAACCCCAATAGGTCTATTGACAACGTCCACGGCATCGCCTAAGATGTGCCACTCAGGATGCCCGCCGGACGGCTCCTGAATGTCACAGGAATATGCCTCATGCCCCAATGCCCGAAATGCCTTGCAGACTTCTTGCGATTCCTCGCAGGCAACTAAAACCTTCATCTCAATACCTCACTCCGATGTAATCCAGAAACCGACCATTGCTTCTTGTCGTGTCATGTCTCCTCCTAACGGGCATTCTTTCATTTCAGCCGGTAGTTTTTTGACCCGGTGATATTCAGCACGCAGCCTTTCGACCGCTCCGCAATGCGCGAGCCTATCGCCTCGTCCCAGTCCAGCACGCGCGAGATCGTCCACTCGGAGCTGATGATTGTCACAAGGCTTGGCTTAATATACCGAGCATTGAGCAGATCAAACGCAATGTTGCGATCGGCCTCTGTCGCCGTCCCCTTGAGAAAATCGTCGATGTACAGCACCTTGACGCTTTTCAGCGGGTCAATGGCATCTTGATATGCCGCGGCATCGTTGACCTTTGCTTTGATGGCCGGAATATCCGCACGCCATTGCACATAGCGCACCGGTAATCCGGCATCCATGAGCTTCCCGCACATCGCCGTGCAAAGATGCGTTTTCCCGCTCCCGGGGCTTCCTCCGGCGTAAAACCATCTTCCGCGCCAATCGGCAAGATAGCGTTCCGCTGCCTCTTTGGCCTGCTTCTGCCACGGCTCAGTCGCGCGGTAGTTCTCCATCGTGCATCTCTGCAAAAGCTCTTTAAGCCCGCTTCTTTCGATGCGTTGCAGATTCCTTTTGCGGATGGCGCATTCGCATTCCCGGTACTCCGCGTTTCCGTCTGCTGACCTCCGCACGGTGTATCCAACGCCGCCGCAGAGTGGACATTCGTCAGAGATTGACGGCTCCGGGGACGTTCCATTTTTTCGCATCTCTTCCAGTATCGTGACCATGTCCATTCATCGCGCCCCCTTTCTTCTCCAGCTCGCGCTTTTCCCATAGCTGGAATTTCTGCTGCCAGTTGTAGACCGGCTTTCCCTCGGTATCCCTCCAACCGGCGACGGAGTAAAACTCGTAGAATGGCTTGGGGTCAATAAGACCTCCGCGCAGCTTGGCATATTCGGCAACCTCGTCAAACGTGGGAGCCGTGCGCGGTAAGGGGGGAGAGGGGGATATATAGTCTTTTTCTTTGTCTTTGTCTTTGTCTTTAGTAGCCTTTTGTTCGCTTTCGGTCGCTTTATTTTGCTTTCGTCCGCTTTCGTACGCTTTGTTGCCACGCCCGCCAAGCGAACCATTTTTTGAATTGGTTTCTGAAATTTTATTATCTCGGTCTAATGTGGCTCGGAATACCGGAAACAGAATGCCTTCCCGCCCGTCGAGTTTTGGTTCAAGACCTGACCGCGCGTATTCCAGTACGGCGATAAATAGTCTCCCTCGCTCGGCATCTGACAAAGCGGCTGTTTGCTCAATCCAGTCATAATAGGCTTTGACATAGCATTTCCCCATGACTCATTTTCTCCTGTGTATCTGTTTGTGGCATGATTCGCAGAGGGTAATTCCATTTTTCTCAGAAAACCGTAGTTCCTTGCATGCCGACCAAGGCTTTATATGGTGTGCGTTCAGATTTCCTCCTTTTATGCCACAAATTTGGCAAGTATAATTATCCCGAGAAAAGACATCCTTTCTCCAGTTACTGTATTTTGAGCTACCGCGTTCTCTCTGGTTTTCCGGTGTTATCCCGCCTTTCCAGTTTGGGTGGTTTTCTCCTCGCGTGTATTTTGGCTTGTCCCTGTCGATCTGCGCCCTCATCATAGGGAAAAGAAACCGTTCGTTCCCGCCAAGCTGCGGGGCTTCGCCCGTCCTTGCGTATTCTAACAAGGAAGTGAAAAGCCTCCCCCTCTCAGCGTCACCGAGTGGCTCTATTGCGTCTAAGTAATCGACAAAGAGTTTGATGTAAGTCATATCCGCCATGCGCTCACTCCTTATAGGGGAGCAAGCCAATCGAAACGCCGTGCTGCGTCAAAATGTCGGCAATATCGTCTGCCTCAGACTGCGTTAATCCGATGATGCGGATTAAATTTCCGGACGGGTCGGCAGCGTTCAAAATATTGTCGCTGTCATAAATCAACACATCGTATCTCATGCTGCACCTCCATCAAAACGGGAGGTTTCCGTCATCCTCGACCTCGCTAAACTCGCCCGGGCTGCTTGATGCGGGGCTGTATGCGACGTGTCCCTCCTGAGGCTTGTTGTCGGCAAAGTACACGCTATTGGCGATGATCTCAACCGCGCGGCGCTTATTGCCGTCCTTGTCGGTCCAGTCTCGCGCCTGCAAGCGACCGTCTACCACTACCTTGCGCCCCTTGGCGCAGTATTGCGCGGCAAACTCCGCCGTGCGCTCCCACGCGACCACATCAAACCAGTCCGTTCCGGCATCCTTACCGTCGCGGTCGACGGCGATGGGAAAGCTGGTGACCGCCTTGCCGCTCTGCGTGCGGCGCAGCTCAAGGTCCTTTCCAATGCGTCCCATGACGTTGATCCTGTTCAAGCTCATTTCAATTCCTCCCTGTTTTTTCTGTAAATCATGTCCTCCCGTGTCCAGCCGGGATATTTCGCTTTGAGGTAGCCGACGATGCAGGCGTATAGCGCTGTCCTCTGCGGCCCCTCGTCAAAGGCTCTGTGGCAGGAGGGGCAGAGCGTCACGATGTTCTGCTCGATGCCTCTGCCGCCCTGTGAGCGCCGTATAACGTGCGCTACAGGCTCTCCGTTGTTCCGCCCGCAGAGGATGCAGCGCCCGCCGTCGCGCTCGTATACGACCTCCTTGACGCTTTTGGAGATGGACGTGGCCTTTGTCATTTTGTGCATCGCCAATCCTCCTTCAGCGCGTCAAGCTGCTGTGGAGTCAAGGTCTCAATGCCTACCGCCTTGCAGTCCTGCACGATGTTGTCGATCAGGCGGGACATCTGCTTTGTGTCAAAGGTGGACGAGCCGTAATACAGCACCACATTCTTGCAGCCGTCAATTTTGCTGTCCATCACTTCCGTCTGCCACCCGATACCGTTCTTGTTCCAGCCGCCGCATAGCTTTTGTACGGCTTTCTCGCGCACGCAGACGGTTTCCGTGTTCCCGCCGACATCTTTCACGGCCTGCCGGTAAACCTCGCTTGTAGGTGTTCCTGTGGCTTCTGCGAGCTTGTCCATCAATACCCATGCGTAAGCATTGGCATCCAAGCTCCGCTTCTCCCGGTGCTTCTTCACGGTCACGTCAACGTCTGTCTCGTGCAGCTCGTCAAACAACGGCCCGATATTCTCCCGCGTGGCGATGGTGAGCAGATACCCACCATCCCGCGCGAGGGATAGATCATGCAGTCGGGCTTTCATTGGCTTTTATCTCGGCATCGGTTAATTTCATACACTCGGCGCAAAGGCGCATTTTAAAACGCTTTTCGCTGTATTTCACCATATCCGTTACCTTCCAAATTTCTCCGTTTGTCTTTTTGACGGGGAGGATCGGCCGGTTGCATCGCATACAAGCCGCGATTGTTTCAATGTTCGGCTCCGTAGCGCGCGAATATTTCGTCGCGTCCTTCGCCCAATACACATCCGCACCAAAACCGAGCGCCTTGCAGGCAACGGAGATAGCATCGGTCAGCGCCATTTTGAAGCACTCGTCAGAGGTGTAAAGGCCGTTTCGTTCACTGGCAACAAACGCGCTGCCGCCTGTGCCGGGGATCGCATCTGACCACGCACCATCGACCTTAATGAAAAGGTTTATGTCCACAAATGCGGAAACCTCGTTGTTCGCGCCCTGTTCCAACCGCTTATCCGTGATTATGTACTTCCATCCAATTCCGCAGGGGCCGAACTGCTCCGTCAGCGCCTTAATGCGCCACATGGGGTTAATGTCGGTCTTGCCTTTCAGTCTCCCCGCCTGGATTTCACGCTGTGCGGACGGCGGGACTTGCCGCACGCTTTCATAAATTCCAAGGTTCTCCATTTTCTTCTTCCTCCAAAGTAAGCGGGCAGTTTCGCCCGGTGTATTTGTCCGGCCACGGAATGACTTCATCCGTAAGCCCGCAGCGCTTGCTTGACCGTCTGTAAAACCGGCAGGCTTCGCAGGCGATGTATGCTGTTCCTTTGCGGTCGATTGGGAAATAGGTCGTTACCGACGCCGTGCCTTTCAAATAGCCGGAAGTGCCGTCATCCAGATTCGGCATCGTCTTCCACCTCCGTAACCCATTCTTCACCGCAGAACGGGCACTCGGCGACCGTCCGCGTTTCTATGCCGTTCTCGCCGTCAAGGTTCTCGCGTACCTGATAAGTGTACGGCTCAAAGAAGATCGCGTTGCAGGCTTCGCATTTGTAAACCATGTAAATTACGACCTCCCCGCTTTCCGTATCATCTCCGACAGGCCGTATGTCCGCCCGACAATGGACGCTATCCGCGCCATCTCGATCTTGCGGAGCACCTCGGCTTCTGCCGGATCGTTTGATAAGTAGTAGCCCTTGCCAAAGTTCATGATGCAGTACTCCTCGCCGTCCTCCTCGCATCGTGCCGCCTCGATCACCTTGCGCAAGTGCCGGTCTGTCCAGCCGGTCATTTCGCAGAGCTGCCAACGACGCAGCGCGTTCTGGGCGCCGACGCGAAGATGGTTTCGCAGAGTGATAACATCGTCTGTCATGCTGCCTCCTCCTTGTAAACGTAAGCGGTTTGGACGCCAAACTCCCGCGCGGCCTGATGGTTGTCAAAGAATACGTCGATGCGGTTTTCCTTGATCGCGCCGCCGCAGTCCTCGGCGGTGTATGTATGGCTCGTGCCGTCGGCAAAGTAGATCGTGACGGAGGAGCCGTAAGGGATCACGCGAGGGTCAACCGCGATCGTTCGCCCCTCGGCGGCGGTCGTGCCGGTCGCCGTGATGCCGTCGGTCTTGCCGCAGCACTTCATGCACGGACAATAGGCGGTCAGCTTAAATTCGCCGAGTGGTTCGCCGATGTCGAGCACCGCGCTCCCCTCTGCGGGCTTGTCCTCGCCGGGGAGCTTGTCCTCGACAACCGGCGGCTCGCCCTTGTGCGGCTGCCCGGTGGTCTTGACCGTCAGCACCGCAAAGAGAATCAGCAGCACCGCGAGGAACAGGCAGACGGCGGCGATGCGCGCCGAAGCGTCAGCCTTGCGCTGCTCGCGGGTGCGTCTGTCCGGTTTTCTCATAAGCGCGCCCCCAATACAGCGCAAAGATCATCTTTTGCAAAAAATGTTTCCAATTTCACGTCTCCCGATTCCAACCGCGAAATCATCGCCTGAGAGCTGCCTATGGCTTCCGCTAACTCATATTGACTGTATCCGCGATTTAAGCGTTTATGTCTGATCCATTGCTGCTTCTCGGCGATGCTATCCTTGTTCGCCTCACGATAAGCCCGCTGCTTCTCGGCGATGCTATCCTTGTTCGCCTCGTAATAAGCCCGCTGATACTCGGCGATGCTGCGGCCCCTTTTGCTTTTTCGGGATAGCAAAATATCGGCATCTCTCCTGCGCGATGCCGCCAGCTCATCATTCGTCCATCGGAAATCTCGCTCGATCTCCTCGTCCGCCCGACGCATCTCTTCTATTTCCTCCGGAGTGAATTTCACCGTCTGTACCCCCTGTCGATAAACGGCAGCAGGTCATACAGCACCTTACACACCGCGCACGCACCGATAACGGCAAGGCTCGTCTTGAAGTCGCAGCCGTTGAGCGCAATCACCGCAGCGGCGATGCCACCGAAAAACAGCGTATCAGCCATGCTTTTCTCCCTTCTTCTCATTCGGCACGAGGCCGACAAACTCAAGGCCGCGACCGCGTGCGTAAATCTCGCCCATGATCGTCCCCAGCTTTACAGGGTCGGGGGGCGTGACCCAAATAATCTTGTATTCCGGCTTTTTTTTCATTGCCTTTTCCTTTCTCCCGTGCTACAATAAGCACGGACACAATATCTTGTGGTGAGATTTGTCCCACCCGCCCCGCTCGATGCTGCAACATTGGGCGGGGCATTTTTTATTGCCCATCGCTGGATTTCAGCAGCGCATCCACGGTCACGCCGTAGTGCTTTGCCAGCTTCTTGACTTGGCGCGGGTGCGGGTGGCACACGCTCTCTTTCCAGTTTTTGATCGACGTCTGCGATACGTCGATTTCTTTTGCAAGACGATAATTCGTCTCGCCGCGCTCAGTTTGCAGCCGAGCAAGGTTTTCAGGAAAACTCAATTTATCCTCTCCTTTCATTGCTGTTGTGCACCTCCTCCGCTCTGTGGTAAAATGGAGTACAGAGAGGAGGTGATCTCATGGATCCTATTAAGCGTTACGCGCTTGACATCGCAAAAGAAATCGTTGTCGCCAAAATGTCAAACTCTACCATTCACCCCAACAAAGAAAACGGAGTGCAAGTCGCTGATTTCTTCGAAGAAATCTATAAGCGCGTCTTAGCTTTATCCAAGTCGGAAAACTAACCACGTTCCAGATTCACCACCACCTGCGCGGCTGCTGCAAGGGCCTGCATCCCTTCGGCGGTCGCGCAGCCGTATTCAGCCCACTTCTCAATAGCATTGAGCAACGTGTCCTCAAGGCGCTTTTCAGTCTCGGTCACTTTTTTCACCTCCAAAATTAGAGTATTCTATTGACAAATTGGAGCATTGGTGATACTCTAAGTTTGCAACAACTATATGTTTCTCACCAGCCCGATTTGCCGGGGTGGTCAGGTCTCTTATTGCCTATCCACGAAAAAGATTATACTTTAAGTTGAAGCATAAGTCAATATAGGTTGAAGTATTATTGTGACGAAGTTGAAGGGATATTTTTATGAGCTTTGCACAAAACTTGAAGTATATAAAAGAAAAAGAGAATCTAACCAACTACCGACTTGCAAAACTTTTCGGTTGCAGTCAATCGTCTCTTATTAACTGGCTTGATAACGGTGTTGTTCCACACCCAAAGACCCGCCAGAAGATCGCCGACCATTTCGGCATCACCCTTGCCGAGCTGGACGGTGACGATCTTCCCGTCCTGCCGGAAAAAGGCGCAAAAAAAAG